CCAGGCATCATGCCCCACAGCGTTGTCGCCATTTCCTCATACATATACAGGTAATCGGTAACAGTTTTCTGGCTGTTATTGAAGCGTGTATGTGCGCTAGTCTTCACTACCTTTGTCCATTGGTTCATGGAGTACAGGTCTGCCGTACCTAACAAGATGCTGGTGATGGGTGTAGCGATCCAGGGGATTGGGCTTTCATACATGAAGATAGCTCCTATGGGGAGTGCCATCTTTGAAGCCAGCACTTCTATCTGGTCAGCTTCGTAGCCAGCATCACGGCAACCCCAATAGGCGTAGATAGCACTCAAACCGCCACCTATGATGGTAATGTCAGGTTCCATTTTCTTTCCTCTTGGCTTCTGATATCTTCCTCTTAGTTTCTTCTGTGTGATGCTTTCCTACCCAAGTTGTATGTTCTGGGTGAAATTGCCCGTTACCTCTACCCTTCTGCATCATGTCTATAGAGTTATCAGCTTTATTTCCTATAAACAAATGCAGAGGATTGCAGCATCTAGGCTCATCGCACTTGTGCAAACATAGCATATTTTGCGGAATAGATCCATTAAATAGCAGATAACTAAAACGATGAGCATAGATCATTATCTGCTTACCGGCTCTATTGGATCCTAAGTGAATTTTTCCATAGCCATTAGGAGTGGTACTTTTGTGCCAAAGCCAGCAATCTTCTTCTAGGTCAGAGACTAAAGATATACTTCTCCAGAACATATACTCTTTCTGGCGGAGAAGATCTAAATCTTGCTCATCTACCCACGCCATTTTTCACCTCGATCGCATACTGTACTTTCGCCATATCAGCAGCGTCTCTGGCGTGACCACTGTCTATCTTAGTTCTAGTCGTAAGACTTTTCCAGCGTCCTGGACCCATCTTCACTACATTGTAGCCAGCGGTCTCATAGCAATGGCACAGTGTAGCGTAGATATGGAACTGGTCTTGGTTGAAGAAGAGGGTGCTGTTGGGTGGTGATTCTATGACGATGGTGGTAGGCTTTGTCATCTTAGTAAGCGCAAAGATGAAGTCTTCCTTATCAAATGCTTCGGGACGGCACACCATCCCCCACACAAACTCACCATCTTGTACAAAACTAATGCCTGTGCTTTCACCAGGGTCAAAGGCTAGTATACGGCTGATGCTCACCATTTCTTGGTCTCCCATAGATAAGGGGGAGCATTTCTGCTCCCCCTGGATTAACTAGAAGCGGGAATCTTCACTCATCTCGTCGGGAACATTTGCTAAGGAATCATCTTCCTCTGTTTCCCAACTGGCAATGTCATCCTCAAAGCCGTTGCTGGTGTCTGCATCGTCACCCAGGTTAAAAACATTGTTGACGCTTTCAGCGTCCTTGCCTGCTTGTTCTGGGGTAAGCGGTTCGACGATTACATTCTTGCTCTTGCCTTGATAGGTGTCCTTGCCGATCTTTGCCCACAGGGTCTTGTTCTTCAGGCTGCGGGAATTCAGGCTACCCGTGAGGGGCGCACCCACCGCATCCAGGAACCGACCAACCATGAACTTAGCTTTTGGCGTCATGGTCAATGTGTGCCAGATGGTGTTGCCAGTGGACTTCCCTGCTTCGTCCAATACGTCACAGGTAAGATTGACGTAAGGATTGCCAGCGGCACTTGTGCGGTCTTCGGTCTCCATAATACGCACTTTGTAAATGCCGTCAGCCAACAGTGTTGAACGCTCTAGATCGATTTTCATGGTTATTCTTTCCCCTTGTTGATTACACTCATCAATGCTTCATAGGTGTTACGAATTGGTCTGCTTAACTTCCCCGTCCGGTCTTTGGCTATATAGGCCGGAGTATCTGCAAATGCTATAAGATGCTCAGCGGGTTGGTCTTTCGCCGCTTGCTTAGTATAGCAATAGCCGATTTGCTCAATGATCCTTCTGACGTCAGGCCCAGTCTTCTTGCCGGAAAACAACGGCAGCAACTTATCTTCAGGAAATTCACGTTCCTTGCATCCCGCAACGAAGATGATGTTGTAGGGTAGCTTGATGAACAACCGCACTAAGGTCTGCATATCACGGGCTAACTTTCCGTAATCTTGCATCGTAGGTTGGTCATCGTAGATTCGCTGAGCTGGATTTGTCTTCACCGAATTCTCTAGCACCAGAATTTGCAGTTCGTTCAAGCTATCTATTACAATGGTCTTGAACGGTGCATCTTCTGGTTTTATCTTCTTCACAATTTGGTAGAAGGCTTTCACCTCATCCAAAGTTGTGATCTGTTGGGCCGGACTCTTGGGGTATCGTTTGATGTTACGCTTTAATGGTAGAAGTGAGCGCATACCATCTTCTAAGTCAAGGAAGAGTGGATCAGGGAAAGTACCAGCGAAGTAGGTCTTACCACTACCGCTGTCGCCATAGACAAGTATTTTCCAACCCTTATCTTCTGCTGTAGTATCATCCCAAGTACCGAAGGGTATATCCCTTGCAAGGGAAGGTGGTTGTGCGATCCTCTCTGCGGGATCTGCCATTAGTTTATCTCCTGTTTCACTTCTACGAATGCGGGTTTATACAGCAAGTTATGTTTTTATCGGCGGTGATCTGCACGCCATGTTGCCTCCTTACATTAGACCCAGAAGGGCATTGGGATAGAAACGGTAGAACTCATAGTTTTCTGGAATTACCGTTCTATCATGTTTGGTAATCTCACGCTGAAAGAATGCCACAGCTATGGATTCTTTAGGGAAGTGATTAGCTAGATAATAACCTACCATGATGTTAATGATGCCAGTCCCTGCCGGAATCAAGCAATCCTCTTGGGGATTGAAGGTAGCAAGATTGGTATTCACCTGCATCGCTAATTCATTAACATCTGTGCTGTAACCGTCCGTAATAAATTCTACCTTCTCCGCATAGGCTTTTAAGGCTTGTAGGCGGAATCCAGGTTTGCCGCAAAAGGCTTTGTGGAACTTTGGATTTTCTAAGCGTTGTAAACCTTCTGTAGTCATCTCTTGCATTTTCATTTAAGTATATCCTTTAACATGCCAGTAGTTAAATCTTTGATCATCCCAACTCTATAGTCTAAAAGACCGTGAACCAGATGGTCAATAGTAGGTGAACCATCTTGGTACACAGATCGTAGATGAACCACGTTAGGAGCATGAACTGTACCGATGCGGCGGAAACGATGAAGACTCTGAAAGTAGTTACTATCATAATTTCTTTCAGGGTAGAAGGCTGTCCTTGCTGCCGTGAGGGTGTGGCCGAAGCTACCTGTTTGCATGTTTAGGATGAGAATCTTTGTTTCGCCTTCTTGGAACTTACGTATCCAATTGTTACGCTCTTCTGTATCTGTTGCGCCTATAATCTTACCGATGCGCTGGTCTACCTTACGGGCTAGGAACTCTTCCAGATAGTAGGCAGTACGGGTGAAGCTCACCCATACGAGCCAGGGGCCATCGTATATTTCCATTAGCTCCGGCAGAGCATCCCACTTACCGCTTTCGTTTGTGCCGTCTAACAGCATTGGATTGCTGGCAAGTTGGATTAATCTGGTTACTTTACTGAGATGGTTCTCTACTGTGATCTTCGTGCTGGCCGTGACGTTGCCGCTATCGTCTTCCTGCTCTAGCGTAGTGGCTAAGTCTACAGCCATCTCATGATAAGCCTTTTCTTGCTTAGGCTTCATGGGTATATCTATTTCCTCAAAAATCCACTCTGGTATATCTAACACCTCGCTTTGACTACGAGCAAAGTATATATCCTCAAAGCGTTTCTTTATGACGTATTCAGCATCCATTTTGTTAGCAACTACTTGATTGCCCCAGGGTGTAGGATTCACCATGCAGTATTCTTGAGCAAAACGCCAATAGGAACTGTAGGCTTTTGGCTTTAGGATATTGAACTGTGACCATATATCATCAATCATACGGTTGGCTGGTGCGCCTGTCAGTTCCCATACTCTAGGGATACCCTTAGCTAATCTTACTACACCTTTGGTGCGTAGCGAAGTTCGACTTTTGTATAGGATGCTTTCGTCTAGTACCATGAGGTCAAAGTGTTTGGTCAGCAAGGTCGGTACAATTTTTATAGCGGTTTCTGGATTAGTAATTACCCAGGTCATGCGATTGCGTACCTTATTGTTCATTTCCTGCAATGTGGCTTTCTTGCCGTGATAGATAATCACATTGCTCTTACGGGGTAGGAACTGTTCCCATTTCTCTATTTCGCTTTTCCACATATACAGTAGGGAAAGCGGAGCTATGA